GACGTCCTGAGCGCAGTATTTCTTGAACAGTTCCCACTTCTCCGGTGCATGGGCGGGAAGGTTACGGGTCCTTCCGCCGTTGGCCTTTGTCGGTTTGCACGGTTTGGAGAAGTAGTTGATCAAGTACACGCCAGCTTTGTCTTTCTGCTCTTCGAGCTCCAGAACGGTTGCTACCTTATCGAGTGATGCAGGCAGGCCATACATCTTTGCATGGGCCTGCGTGCACCAAAAGGTATCCGGCGGGATGTGGATATGGAGGGCTTTGGATAAGCACACCCGCTCGAATGTGGCGTTGAATGCGTGAACCTCTACCAAAGGATCAGTCAGCGCCTTTATGAACTCGTCCGGCAGGGTCTCTCCTTCAGCAAGACTTACCACCTGGACGGGATCATCATTGAATGCATAAGCGCATAGCAGTATGCAGAAGTTCGGTGTATTGACGTAGCGATAAACTCCGAGTTTGATGTCCACATCGGAAAATGTTTCCAAATCCACCGAGAGAATGCGCTTAGAAGTCATCGTCTTCGTCGAACTCGTTGTCGCCGCCGAATGCGTCTTCGATGGATACGGATCCGCCCAGAGGTTCGCCGTCCTTGATCTTCTGCAGGGCATTCAGTCCGCAGGCAATGCCTTTGTTGCCGGCAGTGTTGTAGGCGTAGAAATTCAGGGACGCACGGCCATAGCAGCCGCTGTAGAACTCATCCGGATCAAGTATTTCATTCAGTGCCTTGTCAACGATCTTGGGCTTTGTCGGAGAATTCGCGCCGATGAAGTAGCAATTTGCGTATACCGGATCTTCGGGCCTTTCCTCATCGCCGTCTCTCAGCGGCAGCTTCAGTCTCGGTGGTACCTTTGATCCGAAGACCTTGTGCGCTCTCTCATTCTTTGTGGCTTCCTCAACAGCGTCCTGGATCTTCTTGATGGTCTTCTTGTCATCCTTCGGAATGAGGATGGATACGGAATACTTGGGTGTGCTGTTATCATCAACAGCTTTCGGTGTGAATACGTTGGCATAGCTGAATCTGACCATGCCGGTTGTGATGTTAGTTGCCATAATTTTTCTTACCTCTCTTTATTCTTCAATGGGTTCGCTGAATGCTTCAGCGGCAATATCTGTGATGGCTTCTCTGCGATCGCTCTCCGGAACCAGTGTCGGTTTGCCTTCCGGCTTCTCGATCAGATCGCCGAGCAGTTCTTCGAGCTTCTTCTTTCCGCCCAGAACGTTAGTCATATCTGAGATGCTGAGCAGTTCGCGCTCTTTATAGATCAGGTTTTCGTCGATACCGGCACCGATCAGCTTGTCCCTGACGGCCAGTACGTCGGAGTATTTTCTAACTGAACGGCCCCTGACGAGCTTCCAGCCCTTCATCGGTTCGCCGTGCATCAGATTCTCCGTGACCTTATCCTTCAGTGCTTTCAGCCAGGAGTTAAGCTCCTCAGCCATGGTCAGTGCGTCGCTGATCTCCTCATCTGTCAGCAGATGCAGTTCTGTGAGTGACAGATCGTGCAGTCTGTTGAAGCGGGCGGCTCTGTATCTGCAGGTGGCTGCCGCTTTGCAGAACTGGCAGTGCGGCCCGGCTTTGAATTCACCAGCGCCTTCCAGAGCGGCTTTTCCCGCCGGTACAAGCTCTGTTTCTGCCCAGTTGAGCAGATCATCGGCGGAGATCGTTTCCTCGCTGATGTGGTCCAGACGGGGCTGTACGATGATGTTATGAACTTCATCGATGTCATACAGATCAGAGAAGAGATCATACGCGCCAAGGCCGTAGATTCTCGCCTGCGGATTGTTGACGGCGTCGACCTGGATTCCCTTGCCGAACTTCAGATCGATGACGTAGATTCTTGTGTCTGAGATGATGATGCAGTCTGATGTGCCCCAGCACTGATCGATCCACCTCTTCGCGGATACCTTCTGTTCAACGAACATCACGGTATCAGCGGACTCTTCTTTGAGCTTTTCGTATAGCTCAGTTACATAGGTGATGTACGGGAAGACTTCCTGATAGATCTGTTCGTCTTCCTTTTTGACTCTTGTCTTCTTTCCGGCCAGATAATCTCTGATCCGTTTCTCGGCAAGCTCATGCGCTCTGGTGCCTTCCGCCGCATATGTTGACGGCTTCTCCGGCATCTGGTCTGTGAATACCGCGGACGGCGTACATGCCATCCAGCGGTATGCGGCCGAGGGACTCAGCAGCGCATGATCTCTTGCCTTATGATCGATTTTCTTCTCGGCCATCAGGCGACCTCAGCGGATTCTACCAGAGCCTTGAATTCTGTCAGCTTCTCATCAGGGATCTCAGAGAACTTTGCACCTTTCTTACCCAGGAACTGGAATACCAGCTGCGGGATGTTGACGCCTTCAGCTTTGCGCTTGGAGCAGTACGCCTTGATCTCACCGCGGAGCTTCTTATAGTCCACGACGGGTTCTTCCTTCACAGGGGCTGTTTCCGCGGGCTCTGCGGGCTGTTCCGGTTCTGCCGGAGACTCGACCGGTTCTGCAGGCTTCGATGCCTTAGCTGCTTTCTTTTCAGCCTTGGCGGGCTTTTCAGCGACCGGAGCTGCGGCTGCGACTGCCTGCGCGAGCTGATCGGCTGTGAGAGCGGAGTGGATGACCTGCTCTTTCATTTCCGGAATGATTACCGGACGGGCACCGAGCATCATCTCGGTGATGAATGCTTTTGTCGACTCAGACAGGCCGACTTCGATTTCGACTTTCAGTTCCATCAGATTTCCTCCTTTTCGTTTTCAACAAAGGCGATGACTGAACCGTTGATGTAGGACGCGACATCCAGCGCCTCTTCACGGTTGGAGATGAGGCGGGCAAATCCGGAGCGCGGATTGAGCTTCACATACATGGGCTTTCCTGTGACGGGATCCATTTTGTAGCCCTGGACGAACATGGATCCGACTGTTACGAGATAGAAATTCATTCTTTTTCCTCCTCTTCTGTCTCTTCGGTTTCTTCGGGATCAGCTTCTGCAAGTTCATGCAGCTGATCGCTAAGCAATTCGATCCACATCACGAAGATGGACGGATCGCTTGTAATGACTTTGCGGAGCGCCGTCAGCTCAGCTTTGACGATGGTGCTTGTGCCGGTGATTGTCGCTGTGGCTTCTCCTGTTTCTGCGTTGTACTCTGACTTGATCATCTTTCACCTCAGAGGACGTCGATTCCGATCATCCAGAAGAACATGATGATGAAGCAGTAGATAGCGAGTGCGATCAGAGCGCCTGTCGGGATAGCGACAAGTACCCTGCGGATGTTTTTCTTCAGACGAACTTTTCTTCCATTGATTGTCATTAGATGTCTCCTCCTGTTAAAATGGAGACGGCTTATCCAGCCGTCAGGGATGCGGACTTTCCACGGTGCAGCATCCTTTTATGTTTTTCCTTTCATCGTGTTTAATGCGAGCAATGCATAATAGCGGTTGGAGATCCGGAACTCGTGCGCGATCTGCTTCAATGCTTCCAGCTCTTCTGCCGGATACACATATCCGTGTCCGCGCCACTCGCCCTTGATCAGACCGACGTCCCGCCACATGCTGACTGTGTTCCTGGACACGCCCATCTCAGCGGCAACTTCCGAGGTTTTCATCATTACGCCCATCACAGCCTCCTTTCATTGTGGTATCTACGTTTTGTAGAGTTACTTTGTAAAAAAAATAACTTCGTCTACAGTGACGTTCAGAATTCTGCAGATTTCCTCAGCATTCTTGATGGAAATATCTTCAGGGTGTGACTCCCAGGCTGCGTAAGTATTTCGATGGACATTGAGCTTTTCAGCCATTTCGTCCTGGGTGAGCCCACGCATCATCCGGGTAGCCTTCAGTGTCAATCTGTCTCCTTTGCTCATTGCTTTTACCTCCGTGACTTAAATGTAACTCTACGTTTTGTAGATGTCAACAATATTTTCTACATTTTGCACATTTTTTTATGCAAACGTTCTACAGATGCACTATAATAAGGGTGGCTAAGAACGGGAGAACATTATGATAGGTAATAAGATTCGTAAGTACCGATTGGCAAAAGGTATGACACAAGAAGCTCTGGGCGAGCGGATAATGCTGAACGGTAAGCCGGTAAGCGGCAAAACGGTGTGGAGCTGGGAAACCGGCAGGACAGAGCCCAACATGGGCGCAGTTCAGCAGCTCGCCGATATATTCGGGATCCGCATGGATTCGCTGATCAGTGATGATGAGGACGCACAGGACCAGAAGATTCTGCCGAACTTCAGAACAGCAGAGGAGGCGGTGCGCTTCATCCTTGAGTTGCCACTGGTTGCCGACTTTGGCGGATATGATCTCAGCAAGATGACTGACGATCAGAAGATCGGATTCGCGACTGAAGTAGCGAAAATGATCAGTGTTATGGGTGACCGGTACCCAAGGAAGGAGTGAAGTTGGAACCGCTGGAAATTCTCAAAGCTGTTAAATCACTTGAGTCAAATGATATTTATGACCTGCTGTACAGTCGCGGCGTTGATATCAAATATGACCCTAATGGATTCTGTTTCACAAATAAAGACGCTCGGATCATCACCAATACATTTGGACAGACAGCTATATTTCTCAAACTTCGCCCAGGGGAGAATCCGAAGTATGAGATTTATCTGCTCTGGCATGAATTCGGGCACATGATCGTTGAAGGGCGTATGCCTGGATACAGACACCACTCGCTTGAGACTTCTGGCAAGGTCGGAGAACTTGATGCGGATATCTTCGCGTCACTGGCTTTGATTCAGAACATGGAGGAGATCACCACCAATGATATTGAGGCACTCGCCAATGAGATCGGCGCGCCGTATGATGTGCTGGACGATGTGCTCATCACCCTTGCCCTCGATGTCGACTTCATGGATTATATTTTTCCGTCAGAAGAATAATAAAAACGGACCCTGTTGCCGCAGGATCCTACAGAAAAACGAACATCTACCACAATGAGAGTTTTTCTGTACCCTATTTTATCACAAATGGAGGTACTAATGAAAAAGAGAACACGCAAAGAGCGGTATATCACGCTCAGAACATCCCGCGCCGGAGCCAAGGCTTGGCAGATCAACATCAGATATAAGGACCGTGACGGCACCGATCAGACCTTCCGCAGGTCTGTTCCCTGTTTTGATTATCCGACAGAAGTCATGGCACTGGACGCTGCCTGCATCATCAGAGATGAAGCGCTGCAGGGCATCCGCGCTGGAGCGATGACGGCGAAGGTCATGACGGTTGAGGATTGCCTGCACCGATTATGGAAGATCAAGAACACCTCACTGAAGACACAGGACCGGCACATGAACATCTTCCATGTGGCGATGCAGAAGACCGCGCACAAGGATATCAAGAAGATCCGGATCGAGGACATCCAGGACTCAGTCTCCTCTTATGCCGTTGATCACTCGCAGCTGCAGGTCGGCAGGCTGATCGGACTGTGGCGGATGTTATTCGCAGCGGCGAACAATGCCGGTATCCGCGTTTATGATCTTACGCCTGAAGTCATTGTGCCGAAGTCCAAGGTCATCACGCAGAAGAAATTAAACACATATACAACGCATGAGGACTTCTGGGCGTTCCTCAAAGCACTGGATAACCGGAAGACCTGCTCCCGCCGGCAGACGCATCTGAAGCTGGTCACGCATTACGTCCTGCTTACCATGTATTATCTTGGCGTATCACCCTCGGAGGCCTTCGGATTAAGCCGTACAGCGCTTGATATGGATAAGAATGAAGTCTCTATCGTCTGCAGTGTAGGAAGCGATTCTGAGGGCGTCAGACGCCTCATACCGGTTAAAGAAGTCGGGTACCGCGAACGGATCGTGCCGATGCCAGAAGAGTTTATTCCTGTTGCCCGTGAGATCCTGCAGACGTTCCGCACCGATCTGCTCTTCGCTGATATCGACGGACAGCCCATGGAGGTTGACGCCTTCTCCGATCTGATCAACAAGACCGCCAGGGCAAACGGCATGCACTTCAACGCATACAGCCTCAGGCATCTGTTCAGCCATGATCTTGGAACATCTCCCGCCACCCGTGATCTGATGGGCCATTCCTCTCAGACAATGACGATGTATTACGCAAACAGCACCAAAGAAGAGCGCAAGCGTCTGCTGGACAACCGGAAATACAGCTGATGCACAAATGATGCACAAACTGCTGTGCAGACCCGTGCAATCTAATGCAATTAAATGCAGTTAAGGTGGAGCGCTGATCCACCAAAAACCCGCATAAATAAAGGCTGATCCCCATTTTTACAGGAAATCAGCCTTTTTTGATGGCGTCGTGGTTGGGACTCGTATACGCCATGATCGTGACTCGAACTACGTCAGAAAGAGTCAGTGTTAATCATTATATATCGAATCCTGTTTCATGTGTAACACAAAGCGATACACAAAACGATGCACAAATTGTTTAGATTTTGGTTTTCTTCGACATGATTTCATCATGGATCTTGGTTCCGGTATGATTGAATCCGAGTCCATGATACGCCGCATAAAGGGATTCCATCTCCTCCTGTATGCGCACAGGCACTTCGTCTGCATCCCGATACGTTTCATAAATCTCAAACATGTCATTCCGGAGGAGCGCACCCAGCGCTTCCCGTTCAGCCGTGTTGGCTGATTTGACCGCCTTCAGCTTAGCGATCGCGTAGCCCAGCAGGGCTGATACGATTCCCCCGTAAATGGGAGACAGCAGTGCCCAGTAGTTCATATCAGGCACCTGAGCTTTCGTTGAAGAACACCGCATTGATGCCTTCATTCAAGCCTGTGGCTGCGAAGCCCGACGCAAGTCCTTCCAGGAACAGCGGGAAAGTGATCTGCCCGTTGATCCACAACACAAACACAATGCCGAGCACCGCCGCAAACAGCGGGATATAGTCCATCAGCCGGAACTTATCGAAAACCGGCTTTTTGAGGACCTGAACGACAAGCCATACCGCTGCCATCACGGTCACTGTTACATACTCCTGAATGTTCATGATCCATCCTCCTTCTTGCTTTTATGCACTCATAACTCTGCACCGCCCAGAACGCCGGACAGTTATCAGAGAACTCGCATTCATCGCAATCAACGTCCATTATCTGCCTTCCCTGATCTCGTTCAGGCATCTGCACTTGACCCAATAGCCAAGCTCCTTGATGTATGCAGTGTCTTCTTTGACATTGACAGCGCCTACCGTCAGCTCACCATGGAACGCACAGCCAGAGCCAACATGGACAATCTGATCGCACTTGCCATCAAGTGCATCAACCTCATCCACATCTGAGAGCGGGATCCAGCCGCCAACCCAGGCATTATACATTTCATAATGTCCGTTCCGGATTCTCAGCTTCTGACAATAGAACCCCCATGAGGTACATACAGATCCGACTGTCAGGATCTGATCGGGTCTCTTTGACGGAGTAACTGCAGGTTTCGGAGAAGTCTTCACGAAGATCTTCGGGCGGAAGACACCAATGATGCCCTGCCAAGGGATGCGGGCAATTGTTGTCCACGGCACAGGCTGATTCTGACCGAGGAAATAAATCTCGTCCTGTCCGTTATCGTGGTCATAGATCGCAATGTGCGAATAAGGGCAGTGGGGATTGATCTCCCGCCAGACAACAATGTCGCCGGGCTGCATCTCCGCTTTCAGTCCGATGTCCACACAGAAATCGAGGATGCCGTTTGTCTTGCGCTGGTTTGCAATGTCTTTGACATATCTGCTCTGTGTGCAACTGATCTTGTGACCGCCGATGTAAAGGAAGTAATGGTTCACCAGGTCCCAACACTGATATTTGTTGTAGACAGGGAATCCATCGAGGTCAATTCTTTTGCCGAGCACAGAATTTTTGAAATTGGCATAACTTTTAGGCATAATTATCTCCCTTCCGGATAAATAGAAAAAGGTCAGCTCTCGTGTGAGAACTGACCTATGTCAGAGTTGCTTTATCCTATAGATATTTTAGCAGTCAACGGCAACAGGTTTGTTGGGTTTATTGAGTGCAGTTAGGATCAGAAATACTTCAGATATGCGCTCTTCACCGCCATGTAATTGATGGATACGTATCTCATTGTGGTATTGATATTCGCGTGTCCGAGGATACATGCGATGGCCTGCAGAAGCATTCCGCGCTCTGACAGCTTTGTGGCAAGCGTTCTGCGGAATCTGTGCGGATGGACGTTCGGCACTCCACTGGCGCGCTCAAGGGCCTTCAACGCAGCGCGGACGCCCTGTTCAGTCAAAGCACCGTCACGGCCTTTGAACAGTTCATCGGAGTCATCCGTTCGCTCATTGAGGTACCGCTTAAGCCAGTCGGCCGCCACGTCGCTGATGTACACGATCCGCTCTTTATCACCTTTGCCGAGGACCTTCAGTTCATGGGTGACGAAGTCAACGCTGCTGCGCTTCAGCTTGACCACCTCGCCGACACGGCATCCGGTGGACAGCAGGAACTCGACCAGAGCCCTGTCCCGTGTGGTCTTGCATGCTCTGCGGAGATATTCGATCTCCAGCTCACTGAACGGCAGCCGGACCTTCTTCGTGTAGCTGATTGGCTTGATATTGGCGACCGGATTGCTCCGGACAAGATTCTCCTGGACTGCCCAGGAATAGAACCCGTTGAGGATCTGACGCAGACCGTCAAGTGTACTGCCGGAGATTCCGCGGCTTTTCTCCTGAGCGAAGAATGCTCTGACGTCCTCCGGGCTGATCTGACTGACAGGTCTGCCGATCGCTGTGATCAGGCGCTCGATCATATAGGAATACCTGGCGATCGTCTTGGGCGATCTGCCCTCTGCTTTCTTGGCGTCTATATACGCCTTCAGAACGTCATCGTCTTTTGCCTTGAAGTCTGTGCCGATCATCTCGACATCATAACCCGCCAGCTGTGAAGTGACCGATCCGACTACGCGTTTGGTGTTAACCGCCGTCAGGTATTCGCCAATGTCGTCTTCAATGGCCTGCGTTAAATGTTGCTTAGCTTGAATACTCATCTTTCACCTCCGTTTGTGCCCATATTATAGGGCATACAGAAATAAAAGCAACCCCAATATTAGGGTTGAATTATTAAGATCCGTATATATAATAAGAACAGGAGGATATATGATCATATATATTGAGATTATGAAGCGCCTGTCCGATAACGGCTGGAGCTCATATCGGCTGCGGAAGGAGAAGCTGATCGGCAGCGCAACTCTGGACCGGATCCGGAACAACGAGTCGATCACAACTGAGACGATCGACGTCATCTGCAGGTTATGCAACTGCCAGCCAGGCGACATCATGAGATTTGAAAAGGGAGAATGACATCTCCCTTTTTTAGATTCTCATCTCTGCGAGGACTTCCTGTATCTCCTCATCGTCCAGAGGTTTCTTATTATTATCATTATTATTCATGAGTACCACTTCGGTGTCTTTTCAAACACCTCCACCCCTTCGCCATAGCCCAGGCTGGTGAGCAGATCACCCATCAGGCGATCTGCGGCGATATGGAACTCCTCTTCCTGATCGTCATACTTCGCGGCCAACGCTTTCATCTTTTCAGTGAATTCTTCAGGTGTCATGATGGTCACTCCGTCCCCTTTTTTAACAGATCATCAAGAGTATTTGAGGCATCGTCAAGACCGTCTTTGTAGCCTCGACTGTAATATTCAATTTTGCAATAATACCACACTGCAATGAGTGCGAGGATGAAAATGATATATGTCATGCCTCTTTACCTCGTCTGCTTTTTGAACGATCTCGTCTGCTGAAAAGTACGATCTCGTCTAATTTTTCTGCATATGTTTTAACGATCCTTGAACGATCTGCTCTGATTTATTGTTTCCTTTAAGATTTACTCTGCAATATATTTTGCTCTCAAAATATTTGATGGTACAACATTGTAGTTGCAAGTAAAACCGCTGAAGTATGGAGAAATTGCATACACTCTTTCAAAATCTGATGCGCTTGTGATTGTATATACTTCAACCTTAACACCGCTTGCAATTGCATTCTGAATCTGTTCAGTTGTGATTTTGTTGCAATCAGAATTAAAGAACAACTCATTTTCTTCGGTTTGTTTATTAAGCAAATTTGTAATAGCTGACGTTGACGGTTCTGCTAACCACCCAATTCTAGCATTTGGGATTACTGCCAAAATTGCATCGGCTTCATCAATTGTTCCAATAACCCAAGTACATTTATCAGCATATCCATAGCTTTTCACGATGTTAGCGGCAAGTGTAACATTTGCCATAGACCATGTAGCCGACCATCTTTTCGTGTCAATATATGGAATTAATTCGATGCACTTCATGCACTCAAGCCATTGCTGTAATGTTGGGATTGTGGAATCCATTTCCATTAACTGCTCATATGTTATTTCGTTGATGGTATACGTTGTGCCGTTATGTGTGATAGTTGCGTCATGTCGCATAATTACATAACCGTCTGAAGTGAAATTGATGTCATTTTCACCACAATTAAATCCTGCGGTTTTTGCTCTAATATACCCGATCAGTTTACCATCATTGGTTGTGCCACGGTGAGATACAGAGTTTACGAAATAATCACCACCAGTGACAGTAACAGAACCGCCCATTGTGATTTCTTCACCGTTAATATCATAAATCGCCATATTAAGCCTCCGAATTTTCGTAAATTCTCACAGCAGTAACTGTAAGTCCATTTATTGAATTGTTGTCACAGCCAATACGAATACCGTTACCCTTCGGATTCCATGTGCCACCAGTTGCCACCAAAGTATCTCCAATATAAAGACGGACTTGTGAACTAGTGATTTTAAGAGTTACTGTTTGTCCTTTGATGTCATTTAAACCAAGTACGGTGGAAGCAGTTACCCATGCACCAGTGTAAATAGTCCATGAACTTGTTGTTTTTTGAAATACCGCACCCGTATCATAACCTGTTCCCCATGTGGCACGTAATGCTATAAGTCTGCCGTTTGTTGCAATCGCAAGTGAACCACTATCCGCTACATCAACTTCAATTGTTCTATTTTTTGCATATAAATCACCAAGTTCAATATAGCTATCTGTATTTGCAAATGTCACTCCGTTTGCATCCTGTGTTGCACTTCCACCAAGTGTTGCAATCTGCCCTTCAATGGTGTCAGTTAAACTTGTTGTTAAGTCCCAATTGTAAAGCGGTGGAATCGTATAGTGTGTTACCTCAACTGTAAATGTTGCTGTCTTACCGCCATATGTTGCGGTGATCGTACTTGTTCCACGTGTTAAACTTCCGCTTAACGTGTATGATGAAACGGCTTCGCTGGTTCCGTTATCGTAATTTGCAGTCACCACCAAATCAGATTTCAGTGAATCAAGCGAATCGGTATCGTAAACTGTTTTGCTTCCTTGTGTATAAACGGCAGAAATTGAAACAAGGTTTGCTGGTGGATATAACGCACCCCTTAAATTCTCAACATAAACTTGAGCATTTCCATCCGTCCATGCACCGATGTGTTCAACCACATTCATCAAAGCGGATTTAATATCGTTGGTCAAACCGCTTCCCTGCGCTATTTCGCTCTTTAAATCACTGATGTCCGTGTCATGAGCCGCCAGGGCATCTTCGATTTTATTCAGGTTTTCGGCGTTGATCGCCGGCTCTTCGCCGTTGACCCATACCGTTTTGTTATATGCCATAAGATCTCTCCTTTCGCATATTAATTAAAATGACCAGACTCCGTCCGCTGGAGTCCGACCTATGTCGGGAGACTGTATTCTCGTTTGTCTTAATTGTAACAATCCCCCCGACTTGTCGGAATGTACTATTTTGAGTGCAGTTATACTGTACCGATAACGATCTGGGTGAACACCGGATGTCCGATCGTCGCCCCACTGTCAGGACGATACAGGCACAGACTGCCCATATTCGTTTTTGTTGTGTTTCCAGCTGAATCAGCGACCAGAATATTCAGCTCAGCGAACGCCGTGTAGGTGGCTCCGTTGTCTGCGCCGACGTATCTGATGTTTTGGTACGTGACCAGGTCAAAGGCCACTGGGAAGTTCGGTGTGCTGATGTTCGGCGTGTAATACAGCGAACCCCATGCGGAGTTGCACGTATAGTTATTCACAGCTCTCCACCTGCAGGTGGCGATCCGCAGCTTGCCAAACTTGAAGACCGTCCAGTTGACTGAGCCTCCCGCCGCCCCGCTGAATGTAACGGGGACGACCTCAACGGAGTCAAGATTGAAGGACAGGTACTTTGTTATATCTGTGCGGTCGTGAATGTGGAAATCGCCGTAGACGTCGAAATGGTCTGCGCCCCACGCGAATACCGGCACACCCTCATTCACTTTGATCGCGATGGTCGGAGCATTCGCCGGTGCCAGGGAATCGGTCAGCCTGAAGATCAGATCGAACTGGGAAGTCGCGCTGTACGAACCAACGCAGACGCCTTCGATCTCAACCGTTTTAAACTCTCCGGTACCGGAGGTTGCGACCGGCTGCTCTGTGGTGTAACTGGAATAATCCGCTGCAGGGGACAGCTTATATTTACTGTCCACCACAATGGAGTTATTTGCCTGACCAAAGGAGCCCCAGAACACACCGCATGTGATCTTGTAATGGATCTTATCGCCCGTCTCAGATGGCTCATCATTCGTATTGACACGCCACGCCTCAATGCCGCCGATGCTTAACGGTGAGTAATTGATCATCGTAAGCGTCAGAGTCCTTGAGACCGTTACGCCTCTATTGTCAGTGACTTCGATCCGCACAGAATTGACGGGCATCTCAGTCTTTGTGAAGCTGATCGTCTGTATTGTTCCGCTCAGTGTATAGTTCCGCGTCACACCATTGACAATGACCTTGGCTGAGCTCAGCGCTGAACCATAAGCCGCTGTCTTGACGCTCACGCCTACCGTCAGGGCGAATGTTGATTTGTACCGGATATACGTTCCGGATGCCTCAAGCGCAGCCGTGATGGCGTTTGTGTCGCTGTGGGAGACCGAATCGATGACCGGCGCGTAGACGGTTTCATCCACATTCAGTTTGAATGTGCAGGTCTTGGCTGATCCGATCTGAGTGCTTCCGCTGTAGGTCTTGCAGGTTACCGTGACGGTCATCTCTTTGGATGTCATATAAGGCATCCAGTAGTCAACACCAGGTGTCCATGTGTATGAAGCGCCGACGTTATTGACTGTTACCGAGTGACTGCCGACCGTGAATGTCAGTGAGTGCGTGAATGATGTGGATTTGCGGTTTGTGCTGATGACAATTGAATCGCTGCCGTCCAGTGTCATAGCAGTCTTGCTGGGCGACGGCACCGATGCTCTGGGAATCGTCGGCAGTACCAGGTCGACATAGGTGTCGATTGAGCCAGATACCACTCTGTCGCCTGTAATATAGGCTCTGATCGTCAGAGTGCCGTCAGCATTATGCTTGACGTTGGACCAGTATGCATCTGAATAATCGCCGCTCGCATCTGCCCATGCTGTTGACGTTGTTCGTCCGAATGTCCATGTCATCGTGGCACTGTGACTGTCTGACGATGCTCCAGTGCCAGTGATTCTCATGGTCTTGGTTGAAGGATACTCAGCCCAGCCCTTATCACCGTTTGTAATACGTTTCTGTACTTTGAAATAAACGTCACTGGAGTTGTCTTCAATATCTTCTTCGCACCAGGCTCGGACGCGCCATCTGACCTTCTGGTCGGGGTCATTTGTTGAGTCCTGCCACCATTCTATTTCAGTCCACTCATAACCAATGTTTACGCTCATAGTTATCTCTCCATAAAGAATCCGTGGTTGTATTCGCCGTGCACCGATGAATAGAACTGCTGGATCCGTGAAGCCATCTCAGATGTCTGAATGCGCAGATACTGATTCGAGGTGAGGTTATTCGTGACGACCGAATCCCCTTCGGCGATCAGCGACGCCATCTGTGTGGCGATCTCCATGACGCGGAAACCCATATCCGTATACAGCGCTTCATAAGTAGCGCCTTCAGCGATGTTGCCATCTGCGTCCTTGCGGACGATGTGCAGGCCGTCATCCTCAAAGCTGAAGTTCATTTTCACGTTGTCGAGGATTGTCTGAACTGATACGACAAGAGACTCAGCGGAGATCGAATTCGCGAGGATCCGCTCTCCGACGATATAGCCTTCAGATGTGATGGCCAGTGTGCCTGGTGTGCGGAATCCGTCCTCTGAGAAGTACAGCCCGCCAAGCACAAACTCCCAGCCTTTTGTGGTCGGTGTTACAACCGGTTCATCGCTGATCCGGAAGCCCGCAGGTGTCGCGCCGTTGATGATGTCCTCAACATCGAGCGGTTCCCGCTGCGCGTCAATGAAGCTGAAATATCCATTGCCTGCGGAGAAAATGCCCGCAAAGACCTGCTGGATCTCTTTCAGCATGCCGGAGTAGATCGTCTTGATCTTCCGGTCCAGTGTGGTTGATCCGAGAACCATCTTCGATGATTCTCCGGAGTAGCTCTTCATTGTGGCTTTGAATCCGCCATCCATTTCGAAGACCTGCTCCATGATGTAACAGCTCTTACCGTTGATCTGGATGACGTCGCCAATCTCAAGCGCAGGATCTCCGCGCCACTTAACTGTCATCGGCGTATACGTCTCGTTGAGATACAGGGCCATGTAGCCAACCTCATCGAGTGTAGTGATAAACGGGTTATTGTATTCAACGCCATATCCTGAGCCCGTTGTGAGCGTCTCTGTGGCGTTTGTGACTGCATATGAACTGATGGTCGTGTCCTTCTCCATCGTCAGTCCGCCTTCAAATATGAGGCTGTTGCCGGCGGAGTAAGTGACCAGTGTGGCGCTTTCCCCGTCACTGCCCGGATACAGCACGCTGGAAGGCAGCAGACTGTTGGTCGGTACGAGCAGTTTATAGGTCAGCGGAGTGTAGCGGTATAGCTCCGGATTTCCGGACCGTGTGGTGCGGACGCTGAATCCGTTATAACCGGCAAGCAGGCCAAGCATCTGAGCGTTTGTCACATCCTGCGGAACGGCTTCAATTGTCTGCAACGTGATCCAGTTCTTGTTCCCGATCGTGGCGCCTGTCTGCGTCTCGAAATAAGCGAGGATGTCGCTTACAGCAGTCAGTCCATTGTCTGCGTCATACGGCTCATCCCACCACGGATCTCTGCTGTATGCCGTGATCTTATATGCGTATCCGCTGTCCTGCTCCTTTACGGTGTTTACCCAGAACTTGCCGAGAGGTGTTGGATCAGTATATCCGCTTACCGTGAGATACGCCTGAAATATCTGATCGGCCCAGCTGATCCCGCTTGCGCTGGTTACAACGAACTCGCATGAGTTTTTAGGATATTCGCCTGGAGAAAGTTTCTTTGCAGATACTCCAGTCTCTGTGATTTTGATGGATTTGAGTACGGACCCGTCAACCGTCGCGCCATTCACCGTTAAATAAAAAGTGAATGAGCGGTTAATACTCCGGATCGCGTCTTTCCATCCGCTTGTCACCGTCAGCATCGTTCATTCACCTCCTATTTTTCAATGAAATTGAATTTGATATCGGTGTACAGGTCCGATCCGTCTGATGTGTATTTGTAATAAGCCTTGGCGGATCTGTCGCCCACATACATGAGCGCCGTCCGTACTGCACCGGTACGCAGGGAGAAGTATTTGCAATAGAAGAACTGGTTCTTGATCAGATCAAGAACCTTTTGCATATCAGACGCCACCATAGGCGGGAATGACATGACCAGCTTCTCTTTAATTGCTACACGATCCCTCTGCATGGATCCGTCAAGCGTACGGCCCGTACTGCCTCCGGCATCCAGATCGTACACCTGCCATTCCATCTCACTGGGGTTCGGCAGGTTTTCCCAAGTGACTCCATCATCACTGACCTGTAGAATCCCAGTCGCATTTGCCATAGTATAAGTTACTGCCATGTATGGTCCTCCTTATACCAGTAACGGAGATTCACCCGTGCGGGCAACCTCTGTATTATTCCGGTCAACCATCCATTCAAACAGCGGTTCACCGTCAATCTCACCTCTGATCACAATCGGGCTGTTGCTGCCGAATCCGCCGGCTGATCTGAGCGCTCTTGTGACTGCTCTTTCGATACCGTCTGTGATCTGTTCGTTGTTCGCGACAGCTGTCTTGCCGTTGCTGAACTGACCGACAAGCTCATTGTGATTTGCCATGAACAGTCCGTCCTCGGGGAAGCCACCGGTCGCATACCAGCTGACATTGATTTTCGGTACGCCCTGCTTCAGCCAATCAAGCGGGTTTGCGGATCCGCTGACTGAGAAGTGCGGGAGCTTGATACTCGGAAGCTCCCATTTGAAGTTCAGGAAGCCCTTCAGCTTTTCAATCGCGCCTCTGACAGTCTCTTTGATGTCCTCCCACTTCTTGGAAGTCTTTTCCTTGATGCTGTCCCAGGCATCGCCGATTGTGGTTTTAAATGTCTCCCACTTCTGAGAGATGTTCATGCCCATATCCTCGGCATTGTCCTTTACGAATCCCTTCATCGCATCCCATGTCTCGGATGTCCATTTCTTGACACTGTCCCAGGCTCCGGAAATCGTCGTGCAGATGCCATCGAACTTCTCGCCGATGAAGTCCGTCACCCTGTGCCATACACTGGACATGCCTTCCTTCAGATCGTCGATCAGCCCGCTGCCGAGTGTCAGCAGTTTGGCATTTCCGGTGCCGATACCGAACAAATCCTTAATGAAGTCAATAATCGGCTTGACCAGATTGTTCCACAGCCATACCGGCAGCTTAACCACAGCAACCAGCAGACCTGTGCAGAGACCGCCTACGATGGAGCCGGCGATGATCAGCAGATCAGCCGCGAAGCGCGGGAGTCCTGCGACCACATCAAGCAGAACTCTGCCGAGTGCATCGAGGAAGTCCAGAGTGACCTGAACCCAGTCAACTGTGGCGACTGCGATTGCAAGACCGCCGACAAGGTTCTGGGCCAGATCCAGCAGTCCTACAAGGACGCTGCCAAGATCGATCGCGTACACAGCGCCATTGAGTGCTTCGCCAATCGCGGACCCGACTTCATGCCAGTCAATGGTGTTGATCCAAGTCAGGAAAGACAGCGCGATGTTATTCACGATGGTGAAGATCGCCTGACTGAGTCCTGTCCAGTCAACGCCATCCAGCATCGAATTGATATTCAGCGCAAATCGTGTTGCGATTCCGTTCCAGTCGATTTCATCATTGAAACCGTTCAACAGATCGCGGATACCGTTAAGGCCTGTAATAATGCCCCTTGCGGCCATACCGATATTCAGATAATCGAACATGCTCTGGACGCCATTGCCGAGCTTCTGACCGGCTTTCGTGAAGTTGATCTGCTCGACAAATCCGGTAACCACGAGCGCGATGCGGTTGAACTTATTTGCCAGATGCTCCGCCAGTGCGTCCACATCGAAGTTCTCCACAAAGCTGTCGAACATTCTGCCGAGAGACTGTCCGAAGTTGTAATAGCGGAACTCCTCATCGAAGCGATTCATAGCCCGCAGGACCGCGTTCAGACCGTCTGCGACCGTCTTTCCGAGCAGTTCCCAGTTATAGCCATCAATGAATCCATTGAGAAGCTGAGCCAGTCCTGTGGCGAATTTAAGCGCCCATGGTTCAAACGTTCCGACGAGCCAGTTGTCCGCTGCTTCAGTCAGAGCATTCAGCTTATCGGCAAGGAGCTGACCGATTTCATACCACTTGCCGTTTTCGATCAGGTCCTTCAGCTTGGAGTCGATCGGCTGTTCCTCGAACATATCAAGAGGATCGAGACCGGCGCCTCCACCGCCTCCGCCGCCTCCGCCTCCGGAGTCCTTCGGTTCATTCATGACGTGAAGCTCATCGAAGGATGCAAGGTACAGGTCGATGTCTTTTTTCGCAGCTCTTGCAGATCCACCAGCGCCTTTGACTGCGTTGCCCCACTGCTTCTGGACCTTGATCGCCTTGGTCCACTTTGTAGCTCCGCCAAGGATCGCGAATACCTGGTTGATGACATTCATCAGCGCCACGAACTTATCAATGATGTAATCGATCGCAGGCGCCACAGCGTTATACAGAGGCATCGCCATAGCAGCCATGCTGTTCTTCGCATACAGCGTCGATGTCGCGATCTGATCCATGCTCGCGGCGAACTGATTGCCCGTCATCTGAGCCCACTGGTAGGCGTTTGAAAGGCCTTCGGAGAATCCCGATGCGATGTTCTTGATAATTGTTCGCAGGCCTCTGTACAAAGCGATACGGCCCAGAGCACGCCCCAGTCCGGACAGCTTGGTGGTCGCTGCGGTCACACCTGATGTGAGGCTGTCCCAGACCTTACGGCCCGCCATAGCGCCGACTTTCACAAAGCCCTGACCAAGAGCCAGCGCAGCCTTGCCGGCAGTGCCTGCTGCGGTTCCGACCATCTTCAGGACGGCCACAGCGCCTTTGTGCTCTTCGGCGAAGGACTTCACCGCCGACCCGACCTGCTGATACTTATTTCCGAGATTATCCAGCACACTGAGCAGTCCGGCGAAACGGGACTGGACGTCATCCGTTCTTTGCGTGACCGGTTCAGTCGGCTGAGGAGCCGGTGCCGGTGTCTTAGATCCGCCAGAAGAAGCAGTCGGATCCGGTTCAACAATCTGTGGCATTTTGATTTTGTTGGGCATCTTCAGACCGGACGTGATGTCGCTCAGCTGTTTGAGCGAAGCAGACAGCCGTTCAATCTTTGCGATGCTCTCATCGCTGATCTCAGCAAGAGTCTGATTCAATCGTTTGAGACCGCTGGTGATCTTGCTCAACGGATTCCCACCAGTCGCAAACGACTGAAGAGAGGTAAGTTTTGCGAGCACGTCATCCAGCTTCTTCAGACCGTCGGAATTATCACCCACGACCTCAAACGAGATTCCATTTAACTCAGCAGGCATACTTACCTCTCTTTCTTGTTTCGCGCAGCTTTAGCTTTAGCCGATTGACCTTTAATGTACCTGGCGAGATTTTCCGCTTCTTCTCTCTGTGCCTTTTCTCTCTGCGCTTTCGCGTCCTCCTCATCAAGAGGGAACGGGCTGTCGAGATAAGGCTCCGGCGTGAACTCTTTTGATGCAGCGTTCAATGCAGGAGACAGAGAGAGTACCGCGTGGTACGTATACAGACCCTGCAGCCAAAGGTCTTCATTCGTCCTTTTCCTGCTGAGCCTGTAGGCTTTCATATACATACGCGGCGCGTCATTATCGCCATTCCAATATTCGTCATAGGTCATACCCATAGACATCAGGACCGGACACATCCGGTCGAATGTATCGGAATAACTCTGATCGGCTTTCCCGCCGGACTCCGGAACTATTCGGTCTGAGTCCAGCTGACGGCGTTTTTTTCTTCGTCCGGATCCTCAAAGAGTCCTTCGATCGGTGCGTTATACATCGATACGAGAGTATCGAACAGCGCTTCCCTGTCATTCATCCTGCCGAAGATCTTCTGAATCTGTTCGGAAGTCATCTTCGGATGATGCAGTGCGAAAGCTCCTTCAAAGAGCATCGGCAGAAGAGTCATCGGTCTTGAGCGGACGTCAGCGATCGAGAACCCTCTGGACTCCATAGCCTTTACGGTTTTCTTGGAGAACTCCAGTGTGTACTTACTTCCGTCTGCTTCAAACTGAATTTTTGTAGCCATGATTTATTCCTCCTATGAGTATGTTCTCAGTATGGTTAGTCCATTACATCCCAGTCAGATGTCGGTGTGATATGGCAGACGCCTTCACGGACTTCATTGACGCCCTTACCTGAAATGTGGTAGGAAGCCATGCCCTTGCCGCCGATCTTCAGGATGTCGCCTGTCGGAGTAGGATCACCGCCAGCTGTAGCAGGAGCGGTACCGCCCATCCATACAGCGAAGTCAAGCTCGGTGCCTTCGATGCCGTCGAGCTTTGAGATGTACTCCGGTTCCAGGTTGAATGTGAAATCCAGAGAGCCATCCTGACCGCGGATACCAGGGATATATGTACGCATATCCTTGGACAGGTCGGTAGTCTCCAGCTGTTCACGCTGAGGCTTCAGGTCAGGATAATCCTTGATCGGGATCAGCAGTTCATAAGTGCTGCCGGTCGTCGCCTGCTTGTACATCAGGAATGTGTAAATGGTACTTGTTGCTGCCATTGTAATTACCCCCTATAAAAGTAATTTTCATCAGCTGTGCCTTCGAACCGGAGGACCAGCCGTTTGATTGAGTTATTGGCGAGATTCGCAAGCTGACGAGGACCGAAGATTCGCGTCATATTGCATGCGAGCATTGCCTCGGAAACAATATCAGCGATCTTGAAGGCCTCGCTCAGCGCTCCGGATCTCTTATTCGAGTAAACGGATACTTCGATGACTGTTTTCGTGTATTTCTCATGAGGATCGCTGTCCAGATGGACCGGCTCCATGTCGAGCACTTCCATGCTGACATGCGGGAAGTTTGACGGCTCATTGACATATTCAGCCTCTACACTGGCACCGGAGTATTCAGCAAGCACAGCCGTTCGAATGTATGTGAACAGCTCATTACGTTTGTCGATCATTGCTTGAACGCCTCCTTAATAAGCTCGGGGAGTTTTCTTTCAGCTTCTTTTTTGGCCAGATAGAGTGCCGGAGTCGCATCATTACCTTTGGTCTGGACCATGCCTTTGTGCTTGCCCTCGGTAATGACGCTTGTGTCAGACGGCGGGTTACTTCCGATCGACCCGGAATATCGCCAACCGTTTTTCATACGGCCGAGGTGATGACCATACTGTCCGTGGCCCACCACATTACTGCCCGACTTCAGATCCGCCCGTGCTTCGGGTGCATCCGACTTCGTGATCCCTGTTCCGAATTCTATGAACAATGCCGCATTACCTTCAGCGGATACCGTAGCTTTGAGCTCTTCCGTCTGCAGCAGCTCAACATGCACGTCGTTATCGCCAGCATATTGTGCAGAGGCGTAGCCCTCGGAAGCGGAAGACTGCGCTGTCTTCCCAAGGTCTGCGACCAGCTTTGCAGAGCCCTTTTCGATGTTCTTGCGGAACTTCTTTACTTCCTTGATAGCCGTTTTGATTGTCCTGGCATCACTCAGGTCAATCCTGATGGTTTTATTCGACATGGTCATCCACCTTTGAGATGGCATACGCAACTGAGTAGAGACCGCGTGCTATGTGTTTGACCACATAGTTGTAGTTCTCATACCCATATGCCGTCTCTGCAGGATAGAGCGCATCATCGGGTGACAGGCCTTCATCCGGAACAACCGGACTGAAGGTTTCAGTAATTACGGGAATCTTGTCGATCCATATGATTGAGTTCTCGTCAATCGGGCAATCCAGATCGTCCGTAATGATCACGCGATCATAGTCCTGGACGTTTCCAAACTGTTCGATGGTGGAGCTTCCGGAGGCCGGTGTAAAGTTCGCCTTGGGAGTCACAGCGGCCCTATAAGCCATGACATTTTCACCGGTGTAGTTACCGTCATCGTCCTGAATCGGGTATTTACCGATGAACAGCGCATAGCTGAAACTCCGCTTGTTTCTCTTGAGGCATCTCATCCGATTGCTCCTGCGAAAGGCACAATGCCAGCGAACATACTGCTCGGGATGGCTGCGCTTTCAAAGCTCCGGTAGATACCGTTCTCACTCATGACCAGCTGACCTTCAGCACCCCGCTTGTTCAGCAGGTAAGCCGCGATGTTCAGCTGATTTACACGATACCGTGCAGGAACTTCCGTAACCGATGTGTCGTATGGATACACACGGTTGAGGACCTCCCGCCCGGCATAAGCAAGAGCTGCAGTCAGCAGGACGTTATCGGCTTCATCCGTCATGTTTCGCAACATTGTCATCATCTGCTCTTCTGTCATGCTGACTGCCTCCTCTTAAAAGTCTTCTTCTTCGCTTTCCGCTTCCGCTTTTGCCTTCCTGGAAGACTTCTTTGCGGCCTTCTTAGGTTTGGCGAAGGGAATCGGATTGCTTCCGGTTACATTGAATTTCTTGATGATCGTATCGAGTGTGCAGGGGAAGGCACCGCCAACGTCGTCGATTACGACGTCCCCTTCGTTAACGGTGACACTCTCAAGTTCCCTGATCTCGATCACTTTATCTTTTCCGATGACCTCTACATTTACGTATTTGCCATCGGGCCGTTCGGCATAGACGCTACCGTCAACTACGAAGTACATCTGTCTCCTCCTTAGACGTTGGAGATGATACGTGCGATCGCGATGTTCTTGCAGTCAACACCAGTCGGAATGGACCAGTTCGCAGTATCAAACAGCTGCGCATTTGTCGGGGAGACAGATGTCGCGTTTGCCGGCATTGCGAAGCTGAATCCGTACGGGTGGATAGTTTCACGCAGTCTGGTGTACAGAGTTGTCTGGCCGCCGTTTGTAGCTGCAGATCTTTCCAGTTCGGAAGGTCTTTCGACCGGAGCCTTGGCAAATCTGACCACGCCGCCGCCGAGCAGGTAAGTTGTGTACTTACCGGATGCAGGTGCAAGACCATCGTCGACAATGACTGTCATGCCGTTGTAATCAGCGATGTTCAGCTTTCTCGTCATGCCGTTGACATCTGTATATGTACGGAATGTCAGCAGATTCAGCTTTTCGAGAGCGGATGCAACCTGAGAATGCATGATAGCCAGGGAGAAGAGGTTTCTGTTGTCACCAAGCGCGGTGGTGATCGCATCATTGCCTGTTGCCGGACCGATTCTGTTGTTGTCGGTGACAGTAGAACTGGAGGCGGAGATATCAGTTGTGTGCAGCGCCCAGTCAGCATTGCCAGTAATACCGAAGATACCGTTCAGGATACCGATCAGTCTTTCCTGTCTGCGCTTCTGCCAGAACTTCTCAACCTGAGATGTGATCTGCTTCATAGGATCAGCACCGCTGTTGAAGTCACGGACAAAATCCTTTTCTGTCCAGCCATGTGCACGGCCATAAACGATGCCGGACTGTGCACCGCCATCCGGTACAGTGGCTGTGATGTTGGTCTGACCGTCATAGTTGTCTTCTGTACCGCTCAGAACATTGTGGAACGGCAGTGTGTATGCATTTGAACCCTTGCTGATCAGGTTAGCGATCTCGCTGTCCTGAACGACCGCACCGGATTCAAACATTGCTGTGAGAGTCGGGTCCTGAATCTGGGACCAGTTGTAATCAAAGAGTTCCTCGTCAAACGGGTAACCTAAGAATGTTCCAGGCATTTGTATGCCCTCCTTTCATTACTTCAGTTCAGCTTTCCAGTTGGGATGGTCTTTGATCCACTCCATCTGGGCGCTCCAGTCGAGCTTACCGAACTTTTCTTTAGTCATAATGTCGTTGCCGTCACCGGCAGGCGGAGCTGGAGTCTGTTTCATGGCATCCGCAAGAACCTTCTTTTCACGCGCTGCATTCACGGCTGCGGTGTTCTTAAACACTGTATCCATGTCGCCGTCAGCCATGGCCTTGGCGGTAGCAGCGGCGCTCTCCTGTGTGAATCCGAGACCGATGAAGCGAGCAGTGTAGTTCGCGATGGTCTGAGCTCTCTTGAGAGAGTCATTCTCCTCCTGGAGCAGTCTCATCGCCTCGGCCTGATCGTTCTTCGCCTTCTCTTCATCAGACAGCTTTTCGTTGTACAGCTTTTTGTATTTGGCTGTTTCGGATGAGCTCTTATTGAACGCGTCCTTCAGTTTTGCATACTTGTTGTTGAGATCGTGATCGACCACGCCAACACCTGCGCTCTGAAGAGCCTCACCAAGCTCATCAATAGTCATGCCTTCCTTGTAGGCATCGCCAAGCAGTTCCTGCAAAAAACCCATGTTTTTCCTCCTGCGATATTTGTATAGCGGGTTCTCTCCCGCTCTGGATTGCGATTAAGGACTTCTCTGTCCTGCTGTGTTTTCACGACTTCTCTGTCGATAAATGAAGCCAACACCGGCAGCCGGCGTTGTTTTCAACATCTCCGAATCCGCCAGGCTGAAGTGCTGCGTCCCCGTCAAATGTGTGGAACAGCTCAGCTAACGGAATCTTCACGCCCTCGATGTAATCGTGGGTGTCGCGGACACGATCGTCTCCGACGGTCCGCCATTCCTTGAACACGGTTTTGCCCGTGGTCTTTTCATATGTCTTCGCCGCATCCATCTCAGCGGCGTTGAACACTCTGTGATACTCAGATTCGGCAAGCATCGCCATCCGGTCGACGCGGGCTTCGATCAGATGATCCGCTACCCGATCACGGAAGGTCTTGCCCTCGATTCTGAGCTCGATCGCTTTGCGCATGCTGCCAAGGTCAGGTGATGTCGTGAATCCCAGAAGGTCCTCACATGTATGCAGACCAAGCAGATACGCGTCGATGAGGTAATCCAGAAGGAAGTCACAGATCTGTTCCTTCTTCTCCCTCAGGGTCAGTTCCTTGTCCGCCATAACCGCTTCGGTGTAGCGGATAGTGCCTGTGTGGATTTCGTCGAATGACGCCAGGTACCGCTCAATCAGCTTCGGCATTCCGCACCAGCTTTCTGCGGACCTCAATGACCACCGGCTCTGATCTCTCTATCTTCACCTCGGCGACACCATAGTTCTTGTTGATGATCTCCTCGATGATCTGAATCTGCTCAGGAGTCAGTTTCTTCTTCGCCATTGTCAGCGTCCTCCTGTTCCTGTGTGTTGCCCTGCTGGATCTGCTCTGCCTGTTCCTGCGCCTTCGCCTGCTGTTCTTCCCACCACTCACGGCTCATCAGATAAGCGCGCTCCGGATCGACGAACATGTTGGAGGCTTCAAACGCCAGGCGCGGGTGGATCTTTCCGCAGTTCAGCATGCTGATCAGCACACTGGACTTACCGGCTAGGTTCGAATAGTTCCGTCTTGTGAAGACGATATCGATATCGCTGACCTTCAGTTCGGTACCTGCAAGCGCGTTCATGATCCGCACAAGGATCTTCAGCGTGCTTGTCTCAGACCGCTTCCAGTAGTCCTCAGTGTTCTGAGCTCTGCCCTCTGCATCGTTCCATCCGTCACGGTATTCAACTGCGACGCCCGTGTCAGATGTGGAGGACCCGCCGTTGCGGTTCGGCATTCCGCAGATCGTCAGCACCACGTCATACATGTGATCGACAAGCACCTGCGTGTCAGCCTGGCTCAGATCAGCTGTGATGTAGTCGACCTCAGCGGTCTTTCCGTCAAGATCCGAGTATTTGATCGCCCCCAGATCACGGAGCTTCTCAAAATCCTTGGCTGAGATATCCACGTTGTGGAAACGCATCAGCGCCTGCACGAACTGCTCGACTCCGTTCTGACGGTCGGAAGCTGTGAGGTTGATGGCATCCAGCAGCGGGATTACCAGCTCGAAGGCGCCCTGACGTTTCCGGTTCAGCGGGTATTCCACGATCGGAATCTTCCCCAGCGGATTCGGCAGGTCTCTCAGGATCTGCCATCCGAAGGTATTCTGGGCAACCTCGAAATATTCATATTCAGTGTATGCGGAGTAGATGACCGTTCCGTCATCGCGGACGATGTACTTGACGCCAAGCATCGCCGGCTCATCCATGTAGTTCTGATACACGACAAATGCGTAACGCGGATCAATCGAGAAACTCTTGAAAGGCGCATCCCCTTCATCGGGGTTCGCATTCCCGTTCGGAAGAGACATTCGGTAAGCCGTCCCGCAGATATGGTTCCATACGGCTATGTCCTTATCGTGGGTGACCTTGTCCTCTGTATCAACGTACTTGTTGAGGAGGGCCAGATCGTCGCTTATCGTATCCGACTGGTTCGCTGAAACATAGCTGATCGGGTGGGAAAGGAAGTACCCGACCTTAAACTCAACGATCTCAGCTGCGTGATTCTCCACGATCCGTTCGTTAATCTCAGGCCTGACATCTTTGACCCGCTGGAGGATCGGCTGGATTCCTCCGGCATAACGGTCCAAGTATTCGATCTCGGCTGAGTTGATCATATGAACGTTCAGCGCTTTCTGAAGTACAGGGATGATATTTTCACTGGTAATAGCCGGAACGTCCGTGAGGATCTTTCTCCGGCCGGTAAGCACATTATCCATTCCGTACCTCCGTTCATAGTTCAACTAAATTGTCGGTCATTCGCGTGCGCGTCTCAATTGAAATAGTGAGTGCAGTTTGGTGCAGTTAGCTTGCAACCATGCAACGGGATTTGCAATTGATTGCAACATTTTTGCAATGTTGTTGCAATGCTGTCGTCCCAACAAGGTTCCGCCAAGGTTACGAAGAAGTTCCAAAGAGTTACGATCCGTCAGAACGGTCTCTGGAATACCTCCACATGAGAGAGCGCCATGCCTCTGATGCCGTTTTCCATCATGGAGAGCATGTCCGGACCGTCATCGTGCGGTACCTTGCCGCTGCGGGTGTACTGCCACACGTTCCGCATGAACACGGCATACTGGGATGCCTTGTCATATCTGCTCTCATGCTTGAACCAGAAGTTCTTGATGATATGCGCGGAGGCCATCTCGATGCGGGTCTGTTTGTTGCTGACGGTGTACTTCGTTTCGATGCCGCAATGATAACCCTTGTTCTTCAGGATATCCGCCACGTCGCGGGCGTAATACTGACCGGCATTGTTCGATTCGAATGTGGCCTTCTGAACCTTGTTACGCATGAGCAGCTGCGCAACCTGCGGGACTGTCGCATCCGGCGGGCTGTCATCGAAAACAACATCGGCGATGTAGCAGTCCTCGCCATATAGCATTCCGACCCCTGCAGCCACATAGTCACTGCCCTTCTGAGCAGTATCCACGAACGCGATCACGGCATCGGGCTGTATGTCTCGGGGAAGCTCGAAGAAGTAGTTCAGTCTGTTCCTGGGGAACGTCGTGCCCTTCTCTTCAAACGGTCTCTGCTGGAACTCTGATTCAAACTGAGCCTCGGAGAGCATCTCCCGCTGTTCGCGGAAGTATTTGGTCGTGAAGATCAGTCTCTCCAGCTTCGGGTTGTAATACTCATAGTTGGATTCATCGGTGATCAGATCGAGCGCCGGAGCCTCGATGACTTTCATCCGCTTGCCCTGTTTACGCATCTCCTCCTGCGCTCTTCCGATCGGATCGTAAAGGGAATAGCGGGTACCGCACATCACGATGGGCGTTCCTTCGATCGCACGGCCGAAGACGTCACCGCTGATGACCTCCCACTTCTTATCGAGCAGTGCGCGGTTCAGCGCCTCCTCACGGCCTTCCACGCAGTCGTCCAGATACAGCAGGTTCGTCGCTTCAGACAGACCGACCTGTGTGGAGTCGATGGATCTGCACATAACCGTCGGGAATCGGGAGGCCGTTCTGAGGTTGAACGTCATCAGATCGGCTGCGGTTGTGCGTATGACTGACTCAGGGAATATGTCGTAGAAGTGATACTCACTCTGCCTGTCGAGATATTCCAGGCAGCCTCTGTAGAAACTGTTTACCAGCGCGGATCCGGATCCCTCCATCAGTGTGGCGTTGTCCGGACGCGCACCTGATATGAAGTTCACGAAGTTGATACCGGTCTGCGACTTCCCCGATCGTTTCGGCATGGATATGGACAGGAAGTCAAGCTCTCCGTCAAACACCTGCTGATACGCCTGCGGGATCCCGAGGCGCTTGAGATATGCGGATCTCGGCTGATAGAACCGTGCCCGCGGGTCGCGGTCAAACTCCATGGCGATCAGATAGTCCTCAAACGTGTCCCTGGCGCCGAATACATACGAGCGGAAGAGCAGTTTGCGGAACTGTTCAGCTTTGGCAAACTCGTCCCACTCGCCTGCGATGCCCATCCCTGCAGAGATACGGGTGCGCAGGTCCTCGTTCATCCTTACCATCTGTTTATGTTTGGCTTTTGATGCGGGTGAAGGCGGGATGGATCTGTCCATATCGCATAACAGGTCGAACATGTCCTCAAACAGCTGTATGTCCTCCGGATGCGTGTCTGCGCGCGTCATCAGGGAATTATAAAGACTGAGATCATTCATCGATGCGGTCCTCCTTAAACAAAAAAGAGGAGCCTCTGCAGTTATCTGCAGGGCTCCTATGAGCTTGTTGATTCTTTTATTCGCTGACTATTCAGCGGTCTGTGTCTGTTGCGCCACTCGTGAATATTTGTACCATGCGCTGCGGCTGATCCCGAGCTCCTTGTAGGAAGCGCCTTCACGGATGCGGGTGAGTACCTCAGCAGATACTGCAGGCCTGCCCGCTGGGCGTCCGGTTTTGGTGCTTGTGCGTTTGCCGGTATGCGGATCAACGGGCATCGCTTCAATCCCTTCGCGCTGTCTCTTTCTGATCGTATCACGCTCATGCTCGGCAAAGCTGGCGATGACTTCGATCATGATGTTGTTGAGCATATCGCCGAGCCACTCTGATCCTTCAGGGAGCTCGATCATGGTTGTCGGGATGTCGAGACATCTGACCGTGATGCCTCTGTAGCGGAACTTCTGCAGTTCCTCTTTGACTAACTCCTTGTTTCGCCCTAAGCGGTCAAGGGACTGCACGATGAGCGTGTCACCCTTCTGCATGTCGCGGCACATCTCTTTATAGGATTTGCGTTCAAAGTTCTTACCGGATTCCTTATCAGTGAATACTTTGTCGGGCTTGAACTGTTCAGCGGTCTGCAGCTGGCGGGCGAGGTTCTGTTCCTTGGAACTGACACGTGCGTAGAAATAAACTGTCATTGTGGTAGACCTCCTTCGGTGTTGCGGGCGGCGGTTAATCTGCGTCGTGGGTAACGACCCACTCATTCTTAGTATTGTACTTATCACGGATGATAACTTCACAGCCCATAGCCGTTGCAAGGCGTACAAGCTGATCAACTCTCATATCGGCAGAACCTCTGTTGAGGATGCCGGTGATATTTGACTGGCCGGGGAATCCTGCTTCCTCAGCGAGCTTGGCCTGACTCCATCCGCGGGCGGCCATGATTTCTTTGACTAATTTCTTTGAATTCATATCTGGACCTCTTCTTTCATTGACAGTATAGCAAATACATTTTTGTATTACAATACTTTTTCGTATTAAAATTGGATGTCTTTTTATTTTTTCGCGGATTTTTGGATACTCGGATGGGAGGCTGATTGGCCTTTTTATTTTTTGCGGTATATGGAGCAGTCACCCGGCCCCTGTCGCGCTCTGGTCATCCCCCGCCCCCGTCCGGACAGATCCGGCAGCCGGAAACCGCCCAGCGGGCCGCCGATCGGACGCCCAGCGCGCCGGAGATCTCACGCCCGGCCCCGCCCAGGGATAAAAAAAAAGAATATCGGCCCGCAGCGGGGCCCGCCCTGGGCGCGCGTCCTGATATGCGGCGCGGGGCCCATTGTCTATAAATGTACACATTAAAAGACACGCTATTGTTAATACTTATTCGTATTATCTTTTAACCGAATAAATACATATTTGTATTGATATAAATACGTATTTGTATTATTATACTTGTGTAAATACATTTATGTATTATGGAGGTAAAAAGACATGTTAACAAGAACTAAAAAAGCGCTCGAGGCATTCGGTTTCAAAGTATACGGATCTTACGTCATGGTAAACGGCGAGTTATTCCCGCTGCCGCTTGTTAAAGGTAATAGCAAGCTGGGCCCGAATGTATGGCACGCTAGCACATTGCCGACTAACAAGGTAATCAGCGCCCAGGATGGCGCCGGCGATACCGTCACGGAACGCGGCACATGCCCGCTCACATGCGATGGATGTTATGGAGATGACCGCGGCCGTTATAAGTTCAACGACAACAAATACGGGTTAATTATGAGAACGCGTTTATTGCGCGAATACATGCCGACGTATTACCGCATTGCTATCATTCAACTTGAGAATGAAAACATTGAACATTTACGCATTCACGCAACCGGCGATTTTATCCCAGGCGAGGCGCTCATGTGGTACGACATTCTAAAACAGTTTCCGAACGTCAAAGCATGGACATATACAAAAGTCAAAGAAAACGATGAGATCCGGATGTTAAACAGCTTGCCGAATATGAACATTGTTAAGTCAATCATTCATGGCTGCGGTTTCAATTATGGGCATGTGGCATATATTGCAAATATGTTTTATCGCTTAAAGCGCCTGGGCAAATCAGTTTATATTTGCCGCTGCGGTATCGATGATAATCAGCACTGCAGCGATTGCGACGGCTGCCGCGAGCATGAATATGTATTATTCCTTGAACATTCGACCGATTACAACGCGCGCGCCGATTACGGATATAATAAAATTGTCGAATTGATTAATAATCAAAAGGACATAATCTAAAACGGCCCGCGGGCCGTTTTTCCGAAAATATGGAGGTTTAAAGACAATGACAAAATACAAATACACAACGCCGCCGGGCGCGCTGTTATCTGGCAGCCTGGGCGGATGTATTAACCGCCCTGAATTCAATGATTTACCGCCCAGCGCGGCCGCAATCGGGTGGAATCAGGCAACCGGAACGCCGGTATATATCGACCTGGCAACCGCGCCGCATGTGCTTATAGCCGGCACAACTGGCAGCGGTAAGAGTGTAGCAATGCATGATATTATCGTTTCATTACTTTACAAGAACACGCCCGCAACCGCGGAAATATATCTGATAGATCCTAAAATTGTAGAATTATCTATTTATGAACGCGTGCCGGTTATCCGGCAATGCGTAACGGATCCGGCCGCCGCGCTGGCAACGCTGCAGCGACTCCGGCGGGATATGATGAAAAGATACGACGACATGCGGCGGCGCGGGATCCGGAACGCCGGCAGCGGCGGATATAAACGCATTTATGTATTTATCGACGAAATCGCGGATCTTATGTTTACAGATAAACGGGAAACCGAAAAAGTTATTAGCAGCTTGGCGCGCCTGGGCCGCGCTGCCGGTATTCATTTAATCATAGCAACGCAACGCCCGACACGGGACGTATTAACCGGACAGATAAAATTGAATATTCCTTGCCGGTTGGCGCTGGCCGTGCCGGCGGCCGTCGATAGCGTTACAATCCTGGGCCATAAAGGCGCGGAAACGTTAACCGGACGCGGCGACAGTTTATTGAAACGTCCTGACAATATTCATTGTGAGCATGTACAATGTGCATTTATCAGCGATACGGAATTAAACAATGTGATTGATTATTGCCAGGCCCAGCGCCCAGCGCGGCGGCCATGGTTTAAAAAAGCGGGATAACCCGCTTTTTTTTATATCCTAGTAAGCACATGAACTAAAAACGGCCCTAAAAGCCATTTTAAGCCGTTTTAAGGCCATTTGTTAATAGTATGATATCTCATTCACGGAAACCGGAAACGCGCTGTATAAGCCCCAAAATAAGCCCCTACGCGGTTTTAACGCCTGAATGCCCGCGGCAGCCCGTGCGGATCCCGTCTATCGGTTATTGAATACCCGATAGCGCCGAACGGATACCCGATTATCAGTTATTCCGGATTTACCCCATCATTTTTCAATCCGTTTTTCAGGGTAGGTTTCACCAGGGGCGATCCGGATATTCTTCGGAAAATAAGCCCTTCTGCGCCTTCTGCGGTTTTTTCGAAAAAATTTTTCAGAAATCATCGTCTTCTGCGCTTTCTGCGATCTTCTGGACAGGTTCATCCGCTGAGACGTCGATCACATCAGCGTATCTGGCGCGCAGCTCTTCTGCGGATTTTCCTTCAAGAACTGACTGAGCGGGCCCTACATCCGCATGCACATCAACCTTCTGCTTATAGCCAAAATTGTTGCTCATAAGGAAGATACCCGCAACAGGATTGATCTTGCCATTCTGCATATATGACTCCATCATTTCCTCCAAAATCTGCTTGGCTTTTTTGATCGTGTCGGAATGTGTAGCACTCCTTGTAGCGCCTGAACACCATGACTGAAACGTGCTTCTGTTTATTCCCAAACTGTTACACAGCCCCGCAACCGTCGGTTTCAGGTCATTTTCGACCGCTCTTCTGAAATAATCGTTAATTCTTTCCTCAACCTGGACAGGATCTGAAATATCGATAGGGGGTAGGTTTGCATTTTCTAAGGCAAATCTCAGATATCTGGAATTATCCCCTGGATCAGTGACGACGTTATGATCCGGACGTTTTACACCTTTAACGCCCATTTCACACCCCCGCAATCGAACGAAGGTATTTATCGTTCTGCTCTCTTAACTTGCTGATCGTCTGAACATATCCAAAGTTCTTTCTGCTGATCTTCTCATACTCTTTCGCAATGCTGTCCAGAATCGCCAGGGCGTCAAACTCTCCCTGGCTGATCAGTATCTCGGCCATATCACTTACCAGCGTTTTAACCGGTGCATCATGGATGCTGTCAATTGTTTTTCTGATGTCAACTGTTGTTCCCATCATCACTCAACCCCCTAACATAACCCAATCCGTTAAACTCACGGATCAGCTCTTCATCACTCATCTCACTGAACTGATCGGACCGCCACCCGTTATGGATCCGCAGCTCGATCAATGCCGACTGCACGGAGATGATACCGGCCTCCCACGCTTTTAACGTGGCCTTGTCCCTCCGCACAGCTTCTTCATCACGTCTCCAAGGTAAACTCATTTCCTCTCCCTCGCCTCAATGTCTGCCCTGATCGCATCGATCAGCTCTTTCTGCGAAGTATCCTTTCTGTCCAAAGCCCTGATCACGTTCTCATCTGCCGATCTGCTGCAGATGATCCGGTGTATTTGAACCTTAGCTTTCTGCCCCTGCCGGTGCAGTCTTGCGTTTGCCTGCTGGTAAAGCTCAAGGCTGTAAGTCAGACCGAACCACACGATGATGTGCCCGCCTTCCTGCAGATTCAGACCGTGTCCCATGCTCGCCGGATGGACCAGAAGCATCCGGATCCGTTTGCTGTTCCAGTCCTCAATGTCCTTCGGCCCATTGATCGTCCGAGGATCATATGCCTTGAACCGCTCGCATAATCTCGCATAGTCATGTTTATACCAGTAGAACACCATGACCGGATCGTCAGTGCTTTCCATGATCTCTTCCAGAATGTCCAGCTTCTGATCATGGAATATCTGCACATCGCCGTTTTCGTCATAGACCGCCCCGTTTGCAAACTGCAGCAGCTTGCCGGCCAAGGCCCCGGCATTGACGCCGACAATATCAGAATCCTCGCATTGCAGAATAAATTCTTTTTCGAGTTGACAATAATTCTTTCTGTCCTTTTCGGCAAGATCGAAATAGTGATCAGCTGTTACAGAATCCGGAACACTCAGCCAGTCCTCCGCTTTCATGCTCATGCTGATATCACCGATCGCCTCAAACACTTCGTCCTTCGCTCCTGGTCTCGGATCCCACTGATAGATGATCATTCCGTTCCGCTTGCCTGGTGTCTCATATCTGTACCGGAAGGAAGTCATAGATCTTCCAAGCCTCTGACCTTCATCCAGAAGATATACCTGAGGCCATAACGCTTCAAGACTTCCGGTCGGCATCGGTGTGCCGGTCAGCTCGATCACATAACTTGATGCAACCGTGACTTTCCGCAATGCCTTGAACCGTTTGGAACTGTATGACTTGAAGCTGGATGACTCGTCAATAACGATGCAGTCAAACGGCCAGTTCTTTCCATATTCCTGCACCAGCCACATCACGTTCTCACGATTGATGGTCACAATATCCGCGTTTGACTCAACCGCTTTCCGTCTTTGCTCCGGTGTGCCAACCGCCACAGCCAGTGTCAGATCGTCCGCGAAGTCCCATTTCTGCGCTTCCCGCTTCCATGTGTCCATCGCCACAAACTTTGGTGCGATGATCAGGATCTTTGTGATCGCAAACTCGTTTAACAGCAGCTGCAGTGCGTATAAGGTAACTGAGGTTTTGTCAGCCGAGACCCATATCCAGGCATAACAGCGCCCGCGGATGATCCATCAGGAAATCAATCGCTTTCTGCTGATATTCATGTGGTATGTATCTCATGCTGCATCACCTCCTTTCACGCATCATCTCCGCCAGAAGATTGTCGACATCTTCACGGCTGTCCAGCACGATGCATTTCTGCCCCTGTGCTTCAATCTGTGACATTACTTTCTTCTGCAATGCTCTTGCTTTTTCTTTCGGTGCTTTTGTTTCTGCAAACCGTATATGTCCGTTCAGCATCACGATCCGGTCAGGCACTCCGTCAAATCCAGGAGACACCCACTTCAGGCATAAACCGCCAGCTGATTTAGTCTGCTTTTTCAGATACAGCTCAATCTCTTTTTCCTGTGCCATAAATTATCAATCTCCGTATGTGCAACATGTACAAGGTCTATATACAACCTTTTCTATAGACCTTTATTTTCTCCCGTGAGAAGAACTTTTATAACAGACCTTGTACTACATTGTCTACAAGATCAATTCCTGAAACTTTTTTGTTTAATGTTCAGAAATGACCTTGTAGACAATGTCTTCAATATCATTTTTCAAAAGTCATCATCATTTTCAATTTCTTCGTCAAATCCATTATCCGGTTTAACATCAAGACCTTTGATCATTCTGATCCTTTTCCGGTTGAAACGTGTAAAGCCTTGTTTGTCAATCATGCTATAAAATTCCGTGGTTGATCGGCAATATTCGCCGCTCTCCCCGCAGTGTTGACGGTAGGCCTCATACAGCTCACGTGACCTGCACTCCCGCATTTCACCGACGTTACACCTGTCCTCGATGAAGGATTTGAACCAGTCATTGCTGTCTCTGTAAGCGGCTGACGCCTCTTCCACACTGGCGGGCAGAGGGATCTTATAATCCAGTTCAATTGCTTTCTGCGCGCCTTCAATGACCCATGCGAGGATGCTTTCGCCTGCTTTGGTCACCAGCTCATCGCCATAGTTCTTCTTATCATCTCCGCCGGTGATATGCGCCTTGAAGGGCACGACGATCAGACGACGCCAGGTGCCTTCGTCCACCTCTGACACTTTGGGCAGATGGTTGGTATAAAGCACAAGGCTATGTGAAGGAATGAAATCGAACGGGTCTTTGAATTTCTTCTCAGCCCTGATCGGATCGGTTGAGCACAGCTGCTTCAGTGTGCTGTCGTTCAGTCTTGTTCCGCCCTGCAGCTCTGATGCGATGACAAGACGCTTGCCTCTGAGCTCTGCGAGCTCCGGTTTAACGTTCTTATATGCGCTGGCTGTTGTCAGCACATCCGCGGAGATCTTGCCGGAGTAAGTGCCAAGCACCGCGGCAATCGTGTTCCAGAACGTTGACTTACCGTTGCGGCCGTCACCGTATGCGATGATCAGCGCCTCCTGGCGGACTCTGCCGACAGCGGCCATGCCGCATACCAGCTGAACATAATCGATCAGTTCCTGATCCCCGCAGAAGATCGTCTGCAGGCAATCGTCCCACATGGCGCGTCCTGCTTTGCCCGGAGAGACCTTTGTCACCTGTGTGATGAAATCCTCAGGGTCATGCTCGCGGGCGCCTGCAAGGCCCATACGCAGGTCATAGGTGGCCGCCGGTGTGCAGAGCGCGAACTCATCGGTATCGAGATCGGAGACCTTGATCTGCAGCATCGGCTGGACCTCATGCAGGGTATTCGTGATGTATTTGCTGTCCTGACGCTTCAGGGCGAAATCGAGGTATTTCTTGGCGAGCAGATAGTTCTCAAACACTTCAAGCTGTTTCGTGTTCATAACAGAACGGGCTGCGCGCTCGGTCTTGTTGATGGCGATCTCAACCGCTCCGACTTCCTTCATCGCTTCCATCGTCTCGCCGAGGCGGGCGCGCGCTTCCTTCAGCTGTCTGCGGGTGAGCTCATGCACAACTGCCTGCGCGCTGGGCTGGTTCTCTTCCCAGTACACACCGTTGAAGTGAATGAACTTCGTCGCTGTGGAGTATCTGAGAGCCGAGGCGAAGTGCTCAGCCACAGCGGTGGCCTGGCCTACGTCCGTGTATTCATCCGGCTCATATGAGGCCGTATCGTTGTAGACTTCCGGCGGAACATATGACGGATCCTTGGAGATCCGGCGGTACCACTTCATGGCGCTGTACCAGATCGTCTTGATCTCGTGCTCATCCAGGGGCGGATCGCACTTGTCAACTTCCTTCAGATAGCGCTCATAAGTATCCGGAGTGTCGCCATATTTCTTCAACAGGACCGCTGCTTTTTTGGACAGTGTGCTGTTTCTGCTGCCTTCCTCGATCACCGGATCCCAGTGCATAATGTCTTCGACTTTCTTCTCGAAAGCCTCAAGATCCTTCTCTTCAAGGTAGTCACTGATAGTGATACTGCCTTCGAAGATCTCCACATTCGGTTCAGCTGTGCCGAAGTAGAAGCGGGATGCGTCCAGGGCGTTTGTGTCGAAGTACGGGAACAGCTCATTGATCCGCGCCTTCATCGCTTTGTACTGCTCGGCGTCAGTGATGTATCTGATTGGGAACAGGACATGGAACTTCGGGCGGGCGGATCTTCCGCCTTTTTCCTTCATGTGGTTGCGGGAGTAATGCACCGCAAACGTCACATCAGGGAAGGTCTGCCGGATGTCCTCCGGTGTCACCCAGTCGATGTCATCCTCGCTGTGATCGTTGTCACAGTCCAGAGGCAGGCAGTCCGTACCGATGAAGTTATCCGTCTGCCGGTAGTTGTTGTTGTATTTTGCGCAGACGTAGTCCTTGCAGACCGCTGCGCGCAGATCCTCTGCGTTATTTACCACCACCGCATGAGGGTATCTGCAGTTTGAAGAGTTACCGATAATATCTGATCTGTATAGTGTGAACATTTAATTCGCTTCCTCATCTGTACTGAGGAGCTCATGCGTCCTCAGATTTTCCAGTTTGTCTTTAATAATGCCGATCTCAAGCGACTGACGGATCACCCGCTTGAGACTTACGGCATCGGTTCCTTCTGCGATCAGGCGTTCATAATCCGTCTTTACACAGTCGATTCTGTTACGCAGCTCTCTTGTGAGAACTCTATTGAGGCTCATCGAAGAAGCCTCCGCCCAGGCTGGTCTTTTCGATTGCATAGGCGTTTGTCAGCTTGTGCATGAATTCGTACGGTGTTTTGGCACCGGTCTCGCCGCAGCTGTAAGCGACGAACGCGCCATCCGGACGGAGACTCTTGATCCGGCCAAGCTCATACCGGTCACCGTTTACATAAATGATGTATTCTCCGACTTCCCAGTCATTCATTTCCATTTCTCCTCGCTTTTCTTCTGCGCTCAGACATCTTGATCTTGTAGACCTTCAAAGCGTTGTCTGGGCTGTCAGCATATATGAAGCTGTAAGCGCCCGTTAGCATGTCCTTGATCACATACAGCTCGTCTTCTGCGTAGTAGTACGCAAGACCATACTCGTTTTTGTAATCGCGCCAGCAGTACATGTTTTCGAGTCTGGCCGCAGCCTTATGGATTAAATCAAAGGTGGTCATCTTCTTTCCTCTCTGCCGAACTGCAAAAATCTTCATTGAAAACGTGCCTATCATAATCACACCATTCGCCATTGCCATTGAAATATTTGCAGTCTTTGCATCTGATTAATTCAGTCTGTCCATACATATGAATGGTGACGGTTTGCAACGCTTCAATTGCCATATTCAATGCATCCATGTATTTACTGTTATATTGATACATAGAATCATCGAACATTTTAACTTCCTCAAGAATCACAATTGCTTCCGCCTTATTCATTCTTCTTTCCCCTTCTCTTTAAGATATTCGTTGCAATAATCGTCTATTGTTTCAGCAATCTTGCCGAACACTTCTCCTAAATTTTGTCCGAGTTGCTCCAGTATCTTCTCTGCTTTAAGCCTTTCCATAACAAGCTCAGAGATTTGATCACAAGCATCTGACGATGGCTGTTCATCTTCTCTCCTTGCTCTTTCGCAGAATCCGTTAAGCTCGACCTTTTCAAGGTTCCAACACTCGCAAATTTCGTTGTACCGATGCATACAGTCCTTGCATCTGATAACAGGTACGGCATCAACTGTCGGTGCTTTGCTGATTTCCGCCCGTATATCTTCTTCGACACTGTCGATGATGGCCTTCGTGGTTTCTTCAATATCTGCTCTGCCGTTCTCAAACTTCATCAAAAGTCCGAATATCGGTGACTCCATGACCGTGATATCCTTCAGTGCATCTCTTTCAATAAGCTCCATTTTTCTTCTTCCTCTTGCATTCGTCTGTGCCTTTGAAGTGTGTCCAGGTAAGCGGGATTCCCTTCAGGTCGTCCCGCTCTTCAACCTCACGCGTGAGCTGTGCCCTGAAGCATGATTTCGGACAGCTCTTTCTTAAGTCCAGACAATGCGCATAATCGTGATTCATCTTAGGTTTCTCCCTGATCTGTACGTGTGCCGGAGGGCTAGGAATCAGCCACGGGTGTCCATCATTCAGCCGTGGGTCACCGTTCAGACACTGTCTGCCTTTAGGCAGCGGATCTTCATCCAGCTGCCCTTCAGCTTTCAGTTTCTCCAGCAGTTTCCTGTACCCTTCCGGCATATGTGTC